CGCGCATCTGATACTGTGACATTTATAATGGCAGTGCGCAAGCGGTTGAGGTTTTCCTGCCCCATGAAAGAAGCAGCGAAGTTACAACAAGCTATGCCGTATGGGCCTTTCTTACTCAAAGAGTTTTTGAGCCGCGTGCCACTGAAACCTGCGCACAACTCACAGATGATGGAATCAGCCAAATTTGAGTTTGAGGAAAAGAAAACGAGCAAAAGCGCAGCCACGATTGAGAATCACAGCAACAGGTCTTGCAAGGACTGGCTAGCTGATGTGGGATTGGTTTTTTCAAAGTCCCAGCTATGTACCAAGTTTGATAACCGCTTCCGCGACGCGAAGGCAGCGCAAACCATTGTATGCTTTCAGCACTCCGTGCTTTGTCGTTTCGCGCCGTACATGAGATACATTGAGAAGAAGTTACATGAAGCTTTGCCGGAGAAGTATTACATTCACTCAGGCAAGGGTTTGGGCGAGCTAGATGCTTGGGTTCGACGTGGTTCATTTGGAGCTCTATGCACTGAATCAGATTATGAGGCTTTCGATGCCAGTCAAGATCAGTACATCATGGCTTTTGAGTTGTGCCTCATGCGTTACCTGGGCCTGCCTAACGATCTCATTGATGATTACAGATACATAAAGACACATCTAGGGTCTAAGTTGGGCAATTTCTCCATCATGAGATTTTCAGGCGAGGCGAGTACGTTCCTCTTCAACACAATGGCCAACATGCTTTTCACATTTTTACAGTACAAGCTTAAAGGGGATGAGCGCATCTGTTTTGCGGGAGATGATATGTGCTCTAACAAGAAGTTGCACAAGTCCACCGAGCATTCGGGTTTCTTGAGCAAGCTCAAGTTGAAGGCGAAGGTTTGTCATACCAATAGCCCTACTTTCTGTGGCTGGAATCTCTGTCCGGATGGTATTTTTAAGAAGCCGCAATTGGTCTTAGAGAGGATGTGTATTGCCAAGGAGACTAACAATCTGGTCAACTGCATTGACAATTACGCCATTGAGGTTTCTTATGCATATCTCATGGGAGAGCGAGCACGCGAGCGCATGAGCGAGGAGGAGGTGGATGCTTTTTACAACTGCGTGCGCATTATTGTTAAGAACAAGCATCTGCTCAAGTCGGATGTGCGGCTGATCTACGAGACGAGCATTGATTGATAGCTTAGGTATTAGCTGTAGGATTGTAGATGGATGTGTTAGTTAAATATTTAGATAAGTATAATTTCAAGCGTGTTCGTAGTGACCTTAGCATTCCAGTAGTCGTTCATTCTGTACCGGGCGCAGGCAAGTCTAGCGTTATTAGAGATATCATTCGAGCTGATAGGCGCTTTGAGGCGTGCACTTATGGTAAAGCGGACCAGCCTCACATAACAGGCAAGTGGATTCATAGCGCATCAGGCTTTGATCCGACCTGCAGCTTCATTTTGGTCGACGAGTACCTCGAGGCAGCTGAGCCTCTCAACGCTTTCGCGCTCTTCGCGG